CTTCAGTGCCATGGGTGCCACTTCGAAATATTTGAAACCTTTTCGATACAGCGCCATTCTAACGCCCCATCCGATACCACCGAGCTGGATAGCCTGCTGAGAAGAAAAGCCGAAGCCTTCGATGCAGATGATATCCCCCGTCTGCACATGGTCCATGATTTCATCAACCAGTGTGGTCATTCGAATGGGGTCCTGGCTACCGATCCCCGTAAGCTCCTTCTGCTTGACTACATTTCCCTGCTTGTCCAGTGCGACGAATCCCGTTTTGGTTGACGGGTCGATTCCGACAAATCGCATGTATGTTTCCCCTCTTCGAACTTTCTCTTTTGTTAAGCACTCAATCCAAGTCCCTTACACTTTATTTCGTTTGAACTTTACATATCCAGAAAAGAAGTGCGGGTCCTGTGCTTCGATTCGATCGACAGCCATTTTTGCGCGATTGGAAAGAATTTGTTCCGGATTTGGAAGTGCAAGAGCTTCGGATATTTTTTCGTAGCTGGAAAAGAAACTTAGTTCCTGAATTGCGAAAGCGAGTAGTTTGTACAACTGATATTGCACTTCTTCCTCTGGCGCTTTCGCATCCAGTTCACGTCCTGCTTGCATCCCGTTCCCTCCCATAGGCACCGATCCGTGCCGATCTTTATAAAATCTCTAACTGTAGCTTTTTACGTCGCTCCGAGAACAGCTTCGCTTTTGCCTCTTTCCGATCGATTGGGTAGATCGGTCGAACTGTGAAGCTGATCTCAATGTCCGTTCCTTTGATGAGTATTTCCGTGTACTCTTGAATCTTGTAAGCCTGTCCCTCGATGTAGTGGACGGTACCTAACTCGTACAATCTGAGACGCTCATTGTCATGCTTTGCCTTTACAAACGCTTCTACAGCATGCTGTTGTTTATAGGCTTTGTTCATCGAAAGAAAGTCTGTCTTAGTCAGATCCTGACATGTGAACCAGATGGTCAGTTCGTGACCATATAGTTTAAATCGCTCTATACCGAGAATGAGATAAGACTTATCTCGTATCTCGATAACGTCCCCGATCTTGTGCGGTTGCTTGAAGAGACGGGTGGTCGATTTTACCGTAGTAATTATCCGTTCCGTTCCCATGTACTACCCTCCCCTTATCACAAGTAATGTTTTGTTAAGACAAACGTTCTGTCAGTTCGTTGTATTCCTCTACCCATTCTCTAGGAATGGTCCGATTCACATTGAGATACCGAGCGATGGCAGATACGACCTCATCAAGTCTCTTTTCTTCCCAAATCTTTCGAGGCATGAGCCCTAATGGAGGTTTAATATCAGAACCCTTTTGCCAACTGGCTCCGCATCCGCACTCCCACCAGACGATGTTTCCGTTTTGTGTTGAGTACAATACTTCTCGGCTGCATTTACTGCACCGCATACCCATGGACATACCCCCTATTCAACAAACCGATTGTTTTGTAAACCCTTTAGCTCGATCTCGTACATCAAGCCATCGAATTGTATTGGTTTGTACCCTAGCTCGATTGCTTTTCGCAGCGATCCGTGATTGGCGTCTATGAGAGCGACAGGCTTGCCTTGTAAATGACCGCAGCAACTATTTAATGTTCGTACTCCTTGTTCGTTCAGCCAGACAATCTCATCCGCTATGCAATCATCTATTTCAATTTCAAACGGACATGGAGTGATCGTTACTGTTCTACGATTACCAGTCACGCACAATTGCTTCCCCTCCATTTAGCAAATCGTGTGGTTTGTTACTTCGCCCGTTCATACGTCACGTCATTGAACCAGAGACTCAGCAGGTATGCGCAGCCTTCCATTTTGTGTTCGTGCTTTGGTTCAAAGGATGCCATGCAAGCTTGGATGTGTCGCAATGCTTTCGCTTGGTCAATTCCCTCTTTTGGAACCCATTTGCAGTTCTTCAACCCGTAGAAGAACCAGTCTGATACAACTCTGACCCATTTATTGCTGCCGTACATCCCGAATCCGTCCGGAATGTCTGAATATGCCGGCAACAGTTTCATTACGCTGCCACCAAATACCGTATCAAGCTTTGTGACGTCCTGGACTTCCATCGATCATTCCACCTTTCCAAAATTACCGATTTGTTAAGTGCTTCCTACTGTCCAGATGCCTCAACCAGTTTTGTCATCTCATCCACATTTCTCTTGATCCTCTCAATCGCATGCTTCATATCAGGGTGCATTCCTTGGCCAAGCATTTCTACAACATCGTTCGGCCACCATCTGCGATTAGTATTAATACCTGCTTTCTCAGCTGCCTCTTTGATCTGAGTAAGCTGTTCACCTTTATTTCCGCCATATCTCAGCTCATCTTCCAACTCTTTGACCTTTGTCCTCAGTCCGCTGATCTCATCGAACAAACGGCCTTTAAAGTCCTGTCCGATTCGCAGACGTGCTTCTTTTTGTGTAAGGTATGATTCGATCATCTCCCGCCGATCGCTGAAAAACGGATGGCGGTCAGAGTCGGTTCGTGACAGAAGGATGTAATACAGCAGGTCAGCTGGTATATCGATCAGACGATATTTAGCTGGTCGTTTCGTTACAAGGGCGCCAGTATCAGGGTAATACCAGATAAGGCCAACCCCATCAGTTAGCTCCTCTGGCGCGATCAAGCCTTTCGGGCAGACAAAGCTGAAGCAGTGACAATGCGGCAGGTATCCCGGCCATTTTTCATCCTGCAAGAAGTCACTTCGGCTCACTTTGACCTCGTATCCAGTCAGGCGTGGCTTTGCCCAGCTCTTTTTGATTGCAAAAGCATCGAACTTCAGCAGTTCCTTATTGCTCCATGTCGCGCCGGTCTTTACTTCGGTAAGAAACAAATCATCCATATGGCGTTTGGACAGTGCCCGTTTGATCTCGTCGGCCTTGACATTCGACTTTCCTGCCATGAATTTCCCTCCCTAACTATTGTGGCAAGTCTACTTCTTGCCACTTCGCCCAATAATCGAAATCGTAGCCATCTTCGCGTGGCGTACTTTTTTTCATTTTTTCCTCGTCCACCACCACTAACGCCCTTTTGAGGACTGTGTAATCTTCAAAGTCGTCTTTGCTGCTGACTAATTCCACGTATCCGTCTTCATCTACACCTTCGCCCATAAGCCGATCTTTGGTCAGCTCATACTGTCCTTCTGCTTGCCCGATGGATTCATATTCCCTGCTGGACCAGGAATGGCTGTCGACCCTATATTTTTTCAAAGTCTTCAACTCCTTTTTCACAGTACACAAAATGTTAAATCGCGCACACCTCCGCGTTCATATCCGGGTCCGAGAAGCAGCCGCACCCGCCGATATCGAACATGTCAATCTGCTTTGGCTCTCGCTCATCATCGTAGTGAAGTTCCCTGATCGGGTATGGTTCACTCGACTTCTTCATGAAACTGTATTGCTTGATCTTCGCGTATTCATAGATTGCCCCGGCCGCTGGATGAATGTACAGTTTCGGCTTATCAGCTCTGCCATAGAAGTAATCCCGGTATGCATCATCCAACTCCTGTAGCATGATCTCTTGGACATGTGGCGGTATCCTGTCTGCCTCTGGCACCTTGGTATCCGTAATGTACCGGTATGCCGAGACGCACATTTTCAGGTGATGCTCCTGCTCCATGATCTGACGGAAGACGTCAGGCATCTTTTGTTTCAGATTCTTGTAGTGCCCCTGGCCAGCCTTCACGCACCGCCCATTACAGTTGTTGTGGCTGAATCCCAGATCGTACATCACAGGCTGCCTGATCCCGTACCTCTTCAGCACCTCGTTGTTGTCAATGAAGTGGTCAATCGCTGGCATTTCCACTTGGAACGGTTGCCAGTTCTTCTTGATCGGTCCCTGCCGGTGCATTTCCTCGAAGCCGATTCCGAAGTACAGGGTTGCATCTGTGGTAAAGCCTTCGTCTTTCAGGTGCTTCTTGTTCCGCCATTTCTCAATTGCTGGCCTTTTGCCTTTCTTTAGAAAATCTGCTGCTACCCGCATCTTCAAAACCTTCGAGCAATCACCGATCATGCTGTTGAAGACTAATTTCTTTTCAAACATAAGCTCCACCGGATTGAGCCCAGCGCTGTGCGTCAGCATCGGCAGCTCCAGCTTGTCTGATGCCTCATCGATAAACCGATACAGATCGAAGTTTTCCCAGAGCGTGTCCGTGAAGTAAAGCACGATATTGTCCTCTGGATAATTGGTTTTCACCCAGTCAGCAACCGAAAAGCTCGACTTCCCTCCGCTGAAAAAGATGATGTGATTTCGCATTTCGGCGCCTCCTTTCGTTACAAACTGAGCGATTTGTATTCATCCACCAATACGCGGATCGATGCATTCCCACTCGTAATCGTGGAATTGTATTTCATCGTCTTTGATTACCTTGCCCCTGTGAATCTCAATATCCTGATTGAATTCCATACCCTTTTCGAAAGCGTAGATTTTAAAGTCGAGATTGTACTTTTCAGAGACCTTGGCCAATCCTTCAACGTCAACCGCCCAAGCGCACTCCACATCAAGAACGAGTATCTGATCATACCACCATTCGATGACCGTTCTTTCTACGAAGCATCTCCGTGTCCCGTTTATGTGTAGAGCGTGTAGGTCGCTTTTGATCGTAATACTGCATTCGTCTTCTTCAATCTCTGGTTGTTTTGTTTCACCGAGATACCCAACAGGTTTTAACCCTTCCTTCAGAAACCGCAACACGTCTTCTTTTTCTCCACGCACTTTCAACGCACCGTTACACCAATTTGGCATTTATTCCATCCCCCTTGTTTTACATAATTGAGCTTGTGTTAAGCCGCCTTTATTGTCCCAACTCCCCATGGCATAATGACCAAAAGGAGTTGGGCATATGGAAAAGTCGTTTTATTACTCTGTCCCCTGGTCAGAGATCAGTTACCTGAAAGAAGCTCTGACCTCTATGGAAATACCATTTGTGATCGAGCAGCCCTCAGATAAGCTGCCGCTTGAAGAAGGCGAGGTCGCGATTGTCTTCCCCGACATGCACGTTCGAGTCTACAACCATGTCCGGGAGCTTTTTGGCGGCCACGGGAAACGGTATGAATAACTCTCACTGCCTAAATTGGCAATCTGTTTTAGTCTCCTGAGCTGGTGGGCAGTACGTGTCCATGAGAACCGCTCTGAGGTGGCACTTCTTCCAGTCGGACTTCGTGCATCCGCTGCAGTTACTTCCGATCGCATACATGGTCAGATCGTGTATCAGTGGAACATCGATAATAGCTTGGCTCTCACCTGGTTGAGTTCTGGTCCTGATTAGCAACTTGGACTCAACAGCAATCTTGTTCACCTTGTCCAGATCATGTGGGTCCAGTTCTTCTTTAATTGCCTCATATGCACGCTGTGCGAATGAACGGGCGCGGCGTAGATCGCCTGCAGCAAATTTGAATTTTTCATGCTTCGCCAATTCTTCCAGCGTTACCATGTTGAGCGTCAGCAACAGTAACTGTTCCTGTTGATTGCGGTTCAGATAATTAATTGCCATCTCATTTCCTCCCGTTCCACGGCGGTAGAGCACCGCCTACCTTCCAGTTGTTCACATGCGGATTTATTATCGATTGCTTTATGTGCTCGTTAACGTCTCTGGTGACAAACCCACGTCTCCAGGGATGATCCGGCTTCGGTTTGTGCTTTTTCCCCATGTACCATCAACCTCTCACCTTAATCATCCAACCACGCAGACAAGTTAACCGGTTTGGCCTGTTGTGGGGCTGGCTCCGGATCTGGCTTCACATCCCCCTGCACTTCGGGTTCTGGTGCCTCAGTTCCGTCTATCCGATAAAGGTAAGGGAACTTGAGAAGTGTTTGCTCTCTCCGGTATTCCTCTACCCTTGATGAAACGAAATCGTACTTTGCCATCAGCTCAGCCTTGGCTTCCTCTGTCATAAGCGGATGCTCCATTTGTTTCGCTTTCTCCAGCAGCCATTCCAATGAATTTTTCAACTGCTCATCGTTTTCGATTTTTCGCATTTCCGAAATCACGCTCTTTCGGCGGCAATTCTTCAAACCGTTGCATCCATCCCTTAAAGAGAAGACGGAATTCGTTCACTCCGATGTCCCGTCCCTTAGCGATGAATGACTGCACCACTTTGCCTCCACTTGTATCTGTATCTTCCGGATCATGCCAGAGGAATTCCACTACATCAGCGTCCTGCTCGATGCTTCCCGATTCTTTCAGGTGGGAAAGCTGTGGCTTTGAAGCATTTTCCGAATCACGTGTCATTTGAGATAGGAGAATGAACACGCAGTCCAATTCCCTGGCCAGTTGCTTCGCTGCCCGAGTGACTTTACCAATGGCATCCGATCGTGTTTCCCCTCGCTTCTGAGGAATGCTCATGATCTGAAGGTAGTCAACAGCGATAGCTCCAATTTTCCCGTATTGTCGTTTGAACAGCCTGGCAGTTGATCGTATTTCGTCAATTGTTACGCCAGCGCTGTCTTGTACGAACAGTGGGTACTTCTTCAGCGTTTCGTATCGCTGACGAATCTTGCCCAGTTCTTCAAAATCAAGGTTCTTGCTCTTGATGCGGTTGTAATTGACGCCTGTAGTCATTGCCATCCAACGATCATAAATCTGTTCCCTGCCCATTTCTTGCGACCAAAGCAATACTGCACCGGCATCCATATGCGCCTTTCCATTTCGGTGCTGCCGAGCGATGCCGTACAGGAATTGCAGAAGCTTCGCAGTCTTCCCGGCGCTTGGCCTACCGGCTAGTACATATAGCCAGCCTCGCCATAGCCCCTTGGCCCATTCGTCGAAGTTTTTGAAACCTGTGAGGATGAATTCAGCTGGCGTTGTCAGGTGAGCAAAGTAGTCCTCCTCACTCTCTGCAAAGCCCATCATTTTCCGTAGGCCTTGTGGTCGGAGCTCGCTCACAATCGACTCGATTGCAGCAAAGTATTCCTCGTCAGAAGTGAAGTCCTCGCTGTACAGGTTGGATATTTTCATGCCTGCTTCCGTCCCACGTCTGCGGAGCGCCTTAGACCGGACGATCTCCGCGTAGTAGGTTACGTTTGCCGCTGTGGGGCAAGATCGGGCAAGTTCAGTGAGATACGCAGCTCCACCAGAATCATCAATCCGGCCGTAGTTCAAATACTCCGAAGTCACTGTAACGATATCAACCGGCTTGTTATCTCGGTGCAGGTACCGCATGACCTCGAAAATCTTTTGATGACGTATATTTGAGAAGTCTCTGGCCTCCAAAAACCCAATCGAATCCAAAGATTTCTGATCCAGAAAGACCGCACCGAGGACAGATTGTTCCGCCTGTATATCGCTTATTTCAATCTTCCCAATAAAACTCATCTGGATCTTTCCCTTCTTGTATCCATCGTTGTAACGCAATATCTTTATCACGGGGATCAGCTTTAGGCTTCTGTTGCTGCTTGGGCTTCGCTGAAACCTTCATTTTCAATGCCAGCTCCCCAAACTTGTCCCTGAGTGTCTTGGCTGAAAGAACGTTTGTCTTCCAGAAAGAGTCGGCAGTTACCCAGTCAATGACTTCTGCGATCAGTCGCTTGTCCTCGACTTTGTTGATTTCAACCAGCTTCCGGAATTCATCAGCCCATTTATGTAGGTCAGCTTTTGCAATAGATGAATGGTTGAAACCTTCTGCCTCCGCCATCTCTTTGATCTTGCTGTGGAAGTAAACTGCCATTTTAAAATAGGTGCTGTCCTCGGCATACGTTTTGCGTTGTCGAGTTTCTTTCTTTTTTTCTTTAATCTTTTCTTTCTTAGTACTCGACGTGGAGTACGGTTCTGTACTCACCGTGGAGGACACTTCTGTACCTAACGTGGAGTACAGTCCTCTACGTGGAGTACACTCAGTCCATTCAGCATAGTTCTTGTTGAAAGTCACTACTCGTGAACCTCTTCCGCCAGCCCCGACGACATTTATTATGTTCCGGTCTATCAACGCCGAAAGTTCTCTGTCTACTTGACTCTTGCTTGCTCCTGTTGCTTTGGACAGAAAACTCAGTGACAGATCGTGTTCCTTGCGCTGAAATCCGTAGGTGTATCTCCAGACGGCCAGCACAATACGGAACTGAGTGCCATTCAGGCTGACTTTCATGATGTTTTCGAGTATTTCATTGGCAATCCGTGTGTAGCCGTCCTCGATTTGAGGCATTCACCCCACCTGCTTTACAGCTTCATTTCACTCGTAACAAAAGTACTTATCCGCTCAGCCAGGTCAACTCCGTCTGCCTGGTCATTCCCTGATGTTGGAATGGTTGTCCACTCTTCGTAAATGGCCTGGACGCCTTGCTTGATCCGATCCTGTAGCGACAATTCAACCGTGTACCCGTGGACCAGAGCTTTTAAGAGCTTGTCCGCTCCCGTATCACTCTCGAAATCCTCACTCGAGTAGGTGTATGTGTATTGTTTGATCACATAGAGAGCATCGATTACTTCGCTTGGATAATCCCTACACAAATTTTTGGGGTTAACAGATAGCGTGATTATTCCGTAGTCAGACATTTCAACACCACGGCATTTCTCGATCGCATTTGCTACATCTTGTGGCAAGATTACTTTTTCTGATATAGCTACGGTTTTGAGTTCCTGTTGGAGCTGCTGGTTCATTTTCCGTTGTTTTTCCCACGACTTTTCCCATCCCACAGCAGCCCTACGCCTTTCTTCAAGCCTCACCTCAAGTAAGGAATTTCGCCCCTTACTTACCTTCAATTCCTGGCGTACCTGTTGTAGCTCGTTTGTCAGAGTTTTGTATTGCTGCTCCGTATACAGCTTTTCTTTTGGGATGGTGATAGCGTGCGTCTGAAGAATCTCAATCCCGGAATACTTCCCTTCAATGACCTGATATGGTCTACCGATATCAAAAGGATTACCACCGGGTAGAATTCTTGCTTCTAATTCTTCTCCAGCACTGATCCAGCCCTTATCCGTTCGTATATCTTTTACCAATCTGATTTTGAACACTTAAATCACCTCGCGAGCTTCGTATTTGTTTTGCGTTGGGAAGAGCGTTGCGTATGCCGGAATCCATTCGGGTGGATCGTACTTCTTCAGATAACCAAGCTTGTTCACGAAAGGGAGAACGGACTCCTGATCATTTAAAGCATTCAGAAGCTTCCAGCATCCCTCTACGTCATTTAGTGCCCGGTGAGCGCCTTCCATCTCCACGCCATATTTGGAACACATGTCAGTCAGTTTGTGAGGATACGTGGTGCGTTCCCGCGATATGGTTAGTGTGTCGATGAACGAATTGTCGAAGGTTTTCCCGGCTAATCTCTGCATGCCCCAATGTAGGAATTGAAGATCGAAAGCAGCGTTGTGGGCGACCAACAGACTATCTTTCATGATGTTTCGGAGAATTCGAAAGGCAATGTTTTCG